AGATTCTCCAACACCTGTCCTTGCATGGAGATTACACAGCTCGGACATAGCTGTAGTGAAACCCTCTTGTATGTTGCTGATAGTACAGGCAGCGAGATTGACATGCTGTAACAAGCATGTGCCTCGTGAGGGCAGGTAAACCTCAAGACAGACGTTGGAGTAGATTCTTTCATTGTTTTGGTGTTTGATTTTGTTGAGCCAAATGTCTCCAGATTGTATACCCTCAAGTAGTTCTTTCTTGTAGGGTGTATCTTTCCACATCTGCGGTGTAAGATCAACACATCTTTTTACCCAAGGTAGTTCACTCCTTGGTGTTGTGATGTACTCTAGAATGTCAGCATGGTCTAAGTCTAAATGCAAAACGCATGCTCCATTTTTATAGACTCCACCTCTACGTATGGTTTCGTTGAGTGCAGAGTATACTTTACCAAATGATACAGGGCCACTAGCTACTAGTCCTTTCTCATTTGTGTGACCGTTAGGCCTTATTTTGGAGAGGTGTACTGCTACCCCTGCTCCATATCGTAGGGCATGTGACACAAAACGCCACGATGCCTCAATTCCATTATCTCCTTCGATGCTATCTTCTACAACAAATACTGTGCAGCTGACAGGCAAACGACCTTCTGGATTTTTGATCCAGTTTTCGATTCTGCCAGTTCTGGCTACCAAAGGATGTGGAAACAAATCGTCTATCATAGTTTAGGATTCCAAAGAATAGGTTGTGAATTAGTTAAGTCGTAGTCCTCTTGACGTAAGATCTTGGCTAGACGTGCATTGAGTAAAGCGTCATCGTCTGATAACCCTCTGTCTGTGAAGGCTTTACAAACCGCCTCCCACTTGTTTTCGTTTCTATCTAATAACTCTGTAGCTCGCTTGACTCCTATTCCGGGGCAACCAGAGTACCCATCTGTGGGGTCGCCTGATAGCGTTTGAATTAGATGCCATTTGTCTCCATCTTCTACTGTAATTTCCACAACATCATCAGTCATATTCCACAACACACTAGGTATTTGTTTCATGTCCTTGTCAGGACTGACTACAATGTTTTCTGGATTGTTAAACATAGTTGCATCAATACCAATGGCATCATCAGCTTCTAGGTTTGGTCGTATACAGTATTTGTAGTTGGTTCTACAGTGATTTATTAAACGTCTATAACCAAGTGGCTTACGTTTCATTCGGTGTCCCTTGTAATCAGGATAAATTTCTTTTCTGAAATTTTTAGTGCTTGAGAAGTATAAGATAAAGTCGTCCTCCATCATAGCCTTCGTCACCTTGTTCAACTCATTCTCAAATACTCTGAGAACATCACTGAACTGTGACTGTGATATGATGACATCATTACCAAAGTCTATACCTATCTCACAAGCCTGTGATGCTTTATAAGCAAGGAAGTCAGAGTCAATTAATAACATTAGTGTACCTCTGCCCAGTTGTCACCGATTTGTGCATCAGCTTCAATAGGCAATCGTAAGTTGTAATACTCACCAGCTAGTAGTGCAGATAGTTTACATACATCAGCAATCTGTTCTGCATTTTCTGCAGGAGATCCTAACACTTGTTCATCATGTACAAAAGCATAACGCTCATGGGTCAAGTGACCTAAGTTTTGATGTGTTAGTAGAAGCCAACGCTTTGCGATGACTGCTGCTGACCCTTGTAGTAAACAATTTAATGCTTTGTGTTCTTTGTCCACAATGATTTGACGTTTGTCGATAGCACGTATGCTACCTCTTTCAGCAACTCTACGAGTAGCTTCAACCAAATCTTCGAGACCTTCCACAGCATCCAGATAAGCTCTCCTAATCTCTGCCCCTTTTTTCTTCGCAGCTTCTGGGGGCAGCATGTTGTCATAAGAAAGGCCAAGTTTCTGGTTGCCCCCTCCATACAAGAAACAATATGTAATTGTCTTAACTTGTCTGCGAGAGATTCCAATTTTATCTGCATTGACTTGGTGAATGTCTTGTTCTAATAAGATCTTTGCATACCTACCGCCATCGTATCTGGCTAAATAGTGTGCAAATAATCTTAGCTCAATCCCAGATAAGTCACTGTCGATCAGCTTCCAATCTGGATTGGTAACAAATAGTTTACGGCAATCTTCATCCGAACTTACCTGTGCAAGGTTTGGATGTGAGTGTGCCATTCGATGTGTTACTGCACCGATAAAGCAAGAGTGGTGAAGTCTGCCATCCTTGACCAACTTTAACCAAGCATTAGTTCCTTGTGATAACATTCCTAGTTTCTTTTGTATGACCAAAATTTCTAAGAATACCAATGCCTCTTCTGTTCCTATTTCTTTGAGCACTGTCTCATCAATGACTGCTTTACCAGTCGGTGTAAGTTTGGTAGGCTTCCAACCTTGAAAGGTTTTGAACCACCATGCTATGTGCTCTCGACTACTAGGGTTAAAATCCTTGAGCCTTTGCATTTCTGCACCAGCTATGTAGCCTTGTTTTTTGTTGTCTCTTCTAGGTGTGAACAGGTTTCCCGGCACATACGCACAAACATTCTCAGCCTGTTTACGCAGTGTCTCTAGCCTAGTCAAGAGTTTGTTTTCTAGTTCTTGTGCCTTACGCACATCAAACGGCCAACCAATGGTCTTTTGTTGACTCATCAGCTCTGCTATCTGATGCTCTAAGACAACGCTTTCAGCGATTTCTGAAAATGTTTCCATAGTTTAGCGAGGATAGCAACGTCTTTTTTACAGTAGTCTTGCATTTCTTGTGACCAGTCTTTCCAGTCTGTGGTCTTTCCAAAGTCGTCTTTGAAACACCGTAGCCTGTAACCGTATGCTTCGAGGCTATGTGAACCATACAGACGAGCTGGCATCATAGCCCACTTACGTCTGAGGTCTAGCTCTAACATGTCAGGATGAAAGAATCTACTGAGTATCAATGTGTCCCATGTTTTGTTCTCGAAGAATGAATAGTGCTTCTTGATCTCAGGGATGTCAAACATGATACCATTGTGTGATACAAGGTTGTCTGCATCATTTAAAGCACATACACCATTCACTATACTATCGGTAAGTGATTGATCGTTGTACTCCATGACCTGTCCTGTATCTAAATCCTGTGTAACAATACAATGTATACAGCTGGAGTCAATACCATCTGTCTCAATGTCAAACGCAAGATTAACCGAAGTCTGTGCTTGGGTCGAAGTCGGGCGTAACTTCATTTTCTTCAAAGGTGCATGTGTCTAAGTGGTAAGTCAATTCGTTGGCGATACCAACTTCCCCAGAATGACGATTCTTGAGGACTCTAACAGTTGTAGTATCTCGTTTGCTTGGATCTTGTTGATCCCGTTCAAGGGCAATAACCGTGTCAGACAGCTGTGCAATCGCAGCAGATCCTCGCAGTTGTCCAAGAGTAATACGGGCTCCTTCCTCATGGTTCTGATCTGATTGTGTACGTCTGAGGTGCGATACTAGAAACAAAACGATACCAGTGCGTTCAACAAGTGAGCGTAACTTGGTCATCGTTACGTCTATCATACGTCTCTCATCTCCGTCCAATCCACTCAATAATATACTGAGGTGATCGAGGAATATAACACGACACTCCAATCCACAGGCAAGGTATTCGATCCTACTGTAAATTGTGTCAGGGTCATAGCTACCAAAGCCATCGAACAGAAAAAGATTCCAATTAGCAATAGTACTGTTATAGGCGTATTCGAGTTCTGCTCGTTCATATTCTCCTAAGTGATAAGATCTCCCTAACGAGGCAGACATCAAACCTAATGCCGTCCTACGGTTAGATTCTTCAAGTGCCAAGTAACCGACCCGTTCTTTTCGGTGCAGAAGATGACTTGCAAGACTCCTACAGAATGAGGATTTTCCAGTACCAGATCCTGCAGTAATGGTGACAAGTTCTCCGTACCGTATACCGTGCAGCTTTCGCTGTAGTCCTTGAAATGGGTAGTCATGGTCAGCGGGGGGTGTGGGTGTGGTGATTAGTTCAAGTAAAGATTTGGCATCAACAATACCGTCTGGTCTGTATGTCTTGGCATCCCAGATGGCTCGTCTTATTGCCTCAGAATCGCCAGCTTGTAATGCGTCAGAAGCATCTTTGTACTTCTCAAGCCGTGCAATCTTTGCTTTACCAGCAGGTAGTAGTTCAGCACATTCTTGTGCTGCTTGTCTACCAGCTTCATCATTATCAAAGAATAAAACTACCTCTTCATAGTTTTGAAGCAAGTCTAAAACTTTTTGTAATGATTTTTTAGCAGCCTTTGCTCCATTTGGTATGGATACATGAGGCCATTTGGGTTGTGCTTCCCATCCAGAGGCTGCATCGAGCTCTCCTTCATATATAGTAAGCCTTGTACCCTTATCTGGGAATAAATTTTGCCCAAAAAGTTGAGAGTCGTTGTTGTTACCCTCCATCCAGAAGTCTTTGTCCCTTGTACGGACTTTTGCTGCACAAACTTGACCATTTTTGTCAAAATAGTGCATACGGAGTGTTTCTCCGTCCTTGTGGATGCGATATTTACGGCAAGTCTCTTCAGACAAGCCTCTTTTCTTTAGTTTAACAGGATTACCCTTAAGCATTGCGGTTGTTTTTTGTTTGCCACTATCGTCACATGGCTGCCCGCTATCAAAGTGGTTACATACAAAACAATAAGTATGTCCATCAGAATATACGGAATTACCGTCTGACGAACCACAGCTAGGACAGCTGGTGTGATATAGGAAGGTTGATTCATCTGAGCCAGTCAACTGGGATTGCATAATAGGCACACCAAGGAAAGCCATTCTTCTCAGCCCACATAGAGTAGGTAGTTTTAGAACGCTTGTTTATTTTATTGTGAGGAGATTGAAAGATAATACGTATGTCAAGATCAGGGTTAGCCTCCTTGACTGCTTTCATCTTACGCCTCTGATCCGGGGGGAAGTACCCTTTAGTCTCGAAGTATATATCCCCAACTTTGAAATCAGGGATATAGTTAGCTTCGATCATGTATGGTATCTTTTCAGATTCATACTGATACTCTATGTCCATCTCATCGAGCAAGTCAGCCACTTGTTCTTCCAAGTGACTACGCATTAGAAGTCGTCCTCTTCAACTGAGCAGGGGGCTGCGTCAACTGCAGGATCTTCGACCTTGAATCCTTTTGTAGAACCAAATAGTTCTGCTGCGTCCTCGGCTGTCATGTCACCATTGTCAACTACACCAGCTCCGCTGTTAAGACTAACAACTTGTACTGCTTTTAGTTTCAATGATGTACCGATGTCACCGCTTGGTAGAACATATGGCTTTTGAAAGAAAGCTAGTTTAACTTTACTACCACTGTAGATTGGTGTGTCCTTATCTTCAATGGCTGTTCCTTCTGTGTCTACTACGACAGGAAAGAATTTGTCTCCGTCTCTCCAACTGAAACGTATGTGAAAAGTACCTTGCTCATTGTCAAGCTCTTCCCAAGGCTCAGGCTTTACTGTAACCCTTTTAGGGTTTTTAGCCTTGCTTCTAGCCCATTCTAGAGCTGACTCACGTTCTTCCTCTAAATCTTTGATGAGATCACCTTTGACTAGAGCAGAAAGTTTGTAGCCCCACTCACCTGCTTTTAGTATAGCTTGGAAGCCATCAAGTGTTACAGGTTGGGGAGTTACGTAGGTGTGCATAATTAACAGAAAAAATAGGTGGAATTTGAGACAACTTTTGGATCTAGTGTCCCAACGATTGGTGGCGGTTCTGAAGCGTTGATGGTCTCTGCAAATTTTGAGAGCCAACATTCTTCGGAAAAGATATTGGTGTAGGTTTCTCGCACAAGGCGATTGAGTGTTCCCATGTCTCCTGCTCTGCAAAGAACAGAATCGTGGATAACTGTAAATGGTTCATCAAATTGCATGAATGATCTGTGAAGGATCGAAGCATCGAATGAATGTATATAATTAGGGGCAGTGCTAGACTTATGCTTGTTAGGGCTGGGTGTAGACTTACCAGTTGGTATTCTAACCTGTGTTCTACCTAACAGCTGCAGCTCCATTATCTTGGTTTCAATGTCGTCTCGTCTTTGATTGACAATAAAACCTGATGGTGTGACCCACTGAACTTCCTTAGCACCATTTCTGATGTAAAGTCCGACATGCTTCTTTATCCATCGCATTACTTTCATTGGCCCCGGAACGATGCTGTCCATTGAATTGTAGACTGCATTGACAACTTGTGTCAGTTCATCTTTGGTGGGGTCTATGTTGTTTTCTAGTAATGCCTCACGTATGTACTTGCGACTGCTATCTTTCGTAGCGTTGTATGGTATGGTCATCACCGTGCGTTTGCACACGGATCTGGTCATCCAAGGGTGCATGTAACTTGGGAGAAACTCTTTAGCCTTATCTGCCACCGCCTTGTATGCGTCACTAGGTTTGTCACTAGGTACAACATTTACAAGTTCTGCAGTGCTACGGTCTTTGGCTAGTCCTGCTAAGATCTGTAGACCTGAGCATGTCGCATCGACTGCGACCATAAGACCTGTAGTTAATTTATCTTTTTTGATACAGCAGTGGTAGTATTCGTGGCATGCAGCCATAAACTGCCAAGGTTCGTCTACCTCTTCCCAATCAGACAAGTATCTTACGGGGTCGGTAGCAACTTTAGTAATTAGTTCATGGTTTTCAGACACCCATTGATGTCTGTCCTCTAGTGTTGCTTTATCAAGACCAAAACTTGTAGCTACTTGAAAAGATAACCAAAGCTCGGCTTCATCTGTCACACTAGACTCATCAGCAAATCTGATAAGTGCTTTACCAAAGTCTGTATCTTGAGGAGTGAGGAACGCTGGGATGGGGTATGCTCTGCCCCTGTAGTCGTAAGACCAACAAAGATAGAATTTCTCATCTTTAAATTTCTCAGCTGCCTCTAATTGTGTACGTGTCCTGACTGATCTCTTGAAGTTAAGACGGTCAGCGTTGTGAGACTCTGCCATTGCTCGTCTCCAAGCTAGATTAGACTCAGGATTATCGTCTGCATTAGCAGGACGTGGTGGTTTGTAGGCTGGAGATATAGGTATAAACTTACCTATTACTCTACCTCTACTCCTCATCTCATCTGCCACTTGCAGTACATGACGATTTACACAGTATTGCACCCGCTGTAACTTGTTTAGAAAGTCAATCGGAGCCTTCCCGTGTTTTATGTAGGGGTTGCCCTTCCTAGTAAGATCGTGACCCTTCATCATACGATTTGTTAGGTATCCACCATAAATGATTTCACCTTCATCACCGTAGCCCCAGTCGTCTGGATGTACCAGCATTGGCCAAGGTATACCAGCAAACAACTCAGCAGTTTTGATGAGGTCGTTGCGTTTTGATTCAAACTCAGGAGTGGGTACAACTCTGTATTCATAGCGTTTGCGGTGGGTCTTACGCTTGCTGATGGTAAACCAGTGTGTGGAGTCCATTACAGCAGTCAGCCCCCAACGTCCAAGCGATACCTTTGTCTTGGTGCTCCATGCTTTCCAACGTATGTCATGTTCACCAAACTTTTTGCTGGCGATGACTTGTTTTTGCATTGTGCCACAAGATTCGTGAAAGTATCTGGTGCTGATGTAGTTCATCAATCCCGGATGATGCTTCTTATACCAACGGAACTTACACTCTGACTCAAGAGCAGAGCCAAGGGCAGTCATGGTTGGAACAATAAGATTGGTTTGTCGTTTGGTGCTGAACACCCTGTCAAATGTTATCTTGAGCAGGATAGTTGAGATAGCCAACGGTTCAAGCTCATCAAGGTAAAGAGAGATCTCTCGGTAAAACTTACCAGCCTGTCCATTACCAAGCCTGTGGAAGGTATCTTCAACGGTCTTGATTAGATAGGGTAAAGCCTCTCTGATTGATGACACCCCATAAACGCTTGCGGAAGCGTAGGATTTCTCCTCTAATTTCTGTATGGAGTCGTGCAGTCTTTGCCTCCCACAGCTGATCGCTTCCTGTTCCAGCAGGAACTGTCTTTGTAGGTTTGTATGCGTCACCATAAGCTAGAAAGAGGGAGTATTCGTAATCATCGAGGTGGTCGATTTGTCGTTGTGTCAAGTTAGACATCATAAGATTTACATTGTTGTTCATAGGGAAATACTTTACAGTACTCCTCCATACTATTGAAGCAGCTCCAGTTTGGCAAGTAGAAACCTAGCTCATATTCTGGATTGCGTTTGGTAATTAACTTGCCTTGAGCAGCAAGCATAACCAATAGGTTGTCAATGATGGGTGGGCCACAGGGATCTATTTCTAGCATCACCTCGCCAGTCTCATCGTTGATGTAGTAGCCGAGTCTGTCAAGGATCTCGGATAAGTCACAGGGGTTCATGGTATGTCGGTTTGGGTGTCGAGTACAGCATTACTGGTCATTACTACGTAGTCCTCATCTTGCATGAGTAACGATTTCATGTACCGCTTGGCTGCAAACGCTTGTCGGTATGCCTTCTCTTGTATTGTACCGTCCTGCTTGATAGCTCGGACGACACATACGTAGGAGGCTGGTAGATTCCACGTGAGAGCTGCCTCATGTCCCATGTCAAAGGTGACTTCGGTTAGCTCGTCAGTGGCTTTCCATTTGTTAAGCTCTCGTATTCTGTTTTCAAAGTCACGTCTTGCCATAATGAAATAAGTCGTATTGATGGGTGTCGAGGTGGTGGAATGTCACGTCCGAGTATTACAAAGATAGTAACTATACCTAAGTATCCCCATGTGAAGAGGATACCTAGTATACCTGCCCTCATATAAGCTCGTCCTCGAAACGCTTGTTGGCAATCTCGATTTGCTTGTCCTCATCGTAGTATGGGAAAGCCTCTTTGACTTCCTCGAATATGTCGAGTAGTCTCTCTGATGCGTGTAGTGTGCTCATGTGAAGTCCTTTTGTAATTGGTTAACGAACTTGGTGCAAAGCTGATCGAATGACTTGAGAGTCTTGCGTGTTACACCGTCATCCTCATCTCCAAAGTAGTAGAATGTTTTGTGAACATCCTCGACAAAGGTCATAAGGGCTGACTCATTCTTTGAAAAGTCTTTCATTTGTCCAAGTCCTCCTCGATCTTGACGTTTCTAAGATTGTGTGTTTCAATCTTGAACATTTCGTCATTCTCAGGTCTGTCCATAACACGCTTGAGTCTGATTAGTAGACTTTCTCTGCTGTCAAAGACACCTAGTATCATATCGTCCATTGTGTATGGGCTGGTACGTACTAGCACGTAGACGATTGGGTCATCAACTGCATCAAAGGTTTTGATGTATTGGTCAATGAGTTTATCATTTTCAATAAACTCTGATTTAGTTGTGGTGGAATTAGCCATGTGATTGGAGCCAGTTAAGTGAGCGTTGCATTGTAAATGGGTCATCATTGAACTTGCCAAAAGCTACATTGCATGAATCGCAGATGTAACCTCTGAACTTGTCAGTGTGATGGCAGTGGTCAAGAACCCACTTGTCAGTATGCCTACCGCAAGATGGGCACTCTCCGGGGGCGGGCACAGGGTGCTGCCTCCTTAGTCTACGTCTGACCGTTGCTTGGTGGTTGGAGCAAGATTTGCAAGTATTCTTGCGACCTGCTCCCGCAGTGCTAAATAGTGGGAACTCGTCCAAAAGTTTGAACTTGCCACATTCTTTGCATTGCTTGGTTTCATAAGCAGTCTGCATAGTAGTTGGTGTAGATGATCTCATCAGTCAGGTGGCCAAGACCTGCATCTTCGAGGATGTCATAGACATCTCTGCCGTCATTGTCAAACTCAACGGCGATAGTGGAGTTGCCACATGGGTTGTAGTTGTACCCTGCCTCCAAGATGGAGGAGGATACAGACTTGTCGAAAGTAACTTGCATTGTGTGACTAGACATTTGGTAGTACTGGTTCTTGAACAAGACGCACCTTTGCGAGCTTGTGCTTGTAGAAGGATGCGGGTGTGATCTCTCTACACTTGACACCTTTGGCCTTGCAGTTAGCGTTGACCCAGAAGCCAAGGCTCATGTTAGGCTGTGCCAATAGATTTGTAATGGCCCTACGAGATACGTTGTTGTACTCATAGCGTGTGCCAGTGTGGAACTCCACAATAGCTGTGCCAGTGATAGGAGATACGTCAATAGATGTGACGCATGTGGATGTACGTGGTTTTGGTTGCATGATAAAGTGGTAAACAACAGAGGGTGAGGCCCTCAGAGATAGCATAGCAGCTATCTGGGAGAGTGTCAACCCCACTGGCTTGCCATAGCATCGGCAATGCCTTGGTAGGTAGTAGACCTGATCTTCCATCTGTCTTTTGATGGAGGCAAGTAGTGTAGTCGCATACGCTCTCGCTCAGGTAGACCTGATACATCAATGACATCGGTGGGCTGTAGCTTGGGTAGGCCACGTAGCCACAGGCCAGTCTTTTTCTGTTCAGGGTGGCCGAACTGGTACGGCTGCACGTATTGGCTGGGAGGCCCTAGCTTGGAGCGTGTAGACAGAGCACCGACTGGATTCTCGATGCACAGCTTGACACCTGATGACTCGTGGATGTCCCAGATACGCTCAACAAACCTGATTGCTGCAGGTTGACGGCCATCGGCAACTTTCTCGGCCCAACGAGCTGCACCTGATACACTGAGGTGTGTGCAAGGTGGATGAGCGATGATGAGATCCCAGTCATAGACGTTGTGTGGCCAGATGAGATCGAACATGTTGCCCTGATAGTGCTTGCCATCAGGACGGTCTGAAGGTAGGAAGTCACAGCTGGTAGCATCGTGGCCACGCTTGGTGAAAGCGTCACGAACGATACCGCTGTACTCACAGGCAACTAAAACTTTCATACGTGTGGATGTTTGGGGCGTAGCTTTTTCATCTCGATGTAGGCCATTTTTTGATAGAACAACTGTCTACGTTTGGCCTCATCAGGCGTAAGGTGTTGGTGTGCGTGAGAGCCCTGTTTTGGTGTTGAACCAGTATCTGTCTGTGATGGTTGGGTGGGCTTGGTAGTTTCTGTCATGTAAGGCAGTGAGTGTGAGCATTACAGCAGGGTCATTGAGTGCTGTCTTGTTGATTGTAACATGACCGTCAAGTAACGGCATGAGCGTGAGTTGACTATACATTGTGGATACGTTTGTGTGTGACCCACGTGATAGCTTGGATGTCAGCGGTCTTGTAGATACTGCCAAGCTCTTCGTTGATGAAGGCACAGGCATCGTGGTAGTCCTGCTTGATGCGGGCACGTAGCTTGATGGCAGCGATGTTGGGGCATGTCTTGGCAGTGACACGTACACCGAGCCATACACTGTAGG